TAGAACATAGAAAACACATAGAGAGGTGACTTATGTGCGGAGGCGGTAGTGCACCAAAACCGAAACCACCTAAGCCTGTGCAACCAGAACCTGTACAGCCACCACCAATCAAGCAGGCAGCTGCTGATGTTAAGGTAGGGGCTAAAGAGGAAGATGCTGTAAAACGCAGGAAGATTGGTCGTAGTCAACTGAAGAGTAATATTGGTGGAAGCGCCAGTAGTTCTTCTGGTCTAGGATCTTAAGGAGAATAAGAGATGTCAGAAACAACAATGTCAGTTTCTAGCGGTATCTCTGAGGCTACAAAAATACCTAAAGATCAGATAGCTGGGCGATTCGATCGTCTGGCTGCTGTTAGGGAACAAGTCTTAGAGCGAGCCCGAGATTTAGCAGCTCTGACTATACCATCAGTATTTCCTGATATAGATACAACTGAGGAAACATTCATCCCTACACCGTACCAATCGGTAGGAGCTAGAGCAGTTAACAATTTGTCTAACAAGTTGCTTTTGACTCTCTTCCCTGTATCTAATCCATTTTTCAAGTTTGAGTTACCTGAAGGTATAGTTCAGCAGATTAATGCACAGAGTGAAGAAAATGTAAAAGATCAAATTGAATCCACTATGTCGCTTATGGAGAATATCGTCCAGAGTGATTTAGAGGTCAATGCGTTTAGACCCGTACTATTTGAATGTTTAAGACATTTAATTATAGTCGGTGATTTCCTAATCCACATACCAAAAGAGGGGAGCCCTATTGGGTATAACCTAAACAATTATGTGGTCAAAAGATCTCACAGCGGTACAGTTCTAGAATTAATAGTTAAAGAACGTGTATCTAAGGAAGAATTACCACCAAGATGGAAAGAGCAAGTAGAAGAATACTTGTCTACCCTGATTGGTAGTCAGCCTGAAAACCCAAGTGAGAAATCAGATAGGTGCGATCTATATACTAGAGTTTATCTAGAAGATGGAAAGTACCATGAAATGAAGTATATTCATGGAGTAGAATTAGAAGGATCTGACGCAAAGTATCCTGAGGAAGCAAGTGCGTGGCTACCTGTTCGTTGGAATGGACATTCTGGTGAAGATTATGGTAGATCATATACTGGTGAATACATCGGTGATCTTATTGCCTTAGAAGGTACAGCCAGAGCTATCCAAGAACATTCTGCTATAGCAAGTAAGACATTTGGTATAATTAGACCTAACTCTAATATGACACCAATTGATTTAGCTAGAGTACCTAACGGTGGATTCGTTGTAGGTGAACCAGAGGATTTAGCATACCCAGAAGTTGGGAAGCGTAGTGATATGTCAATCGCTCAGAATACCTTTGATGGCCTAGTAGATTCCATTAGTAGAGCTTTCTTAATTACACAGGTACGTGATTCCGAAAGGACAACTGCTGAAGAGATTCGTCTAATGGCAAGTGAACTAGAGACAGCCCTTGGTGGAGCTTATAGTTTACTAGCAGTTACACTCCAGAAACCACTTCTAATGAGAGAGATCGACAGATTAAAGAAAGACAAGAATGTTGATTTCCCAGATGTTAATAATAAAGATATGGAACCGAAGGTCATTGTTGGTCTTGAAGGTTTAGGCAGAGGTACTGATCTAGAGAAGTTAATGAAGGCAGCAGCAGCTATAGCTAATATCGCACCAGCAGCTCAAGCTATTCCGGGTCTAGATATGGATAAAGTAGTACAGTTCACATTCAATGCTGTAGGACTAGATTCATCAGAGGTACTAAAATCACAAGAGCAGATGGCAGCAGAGCAACAAGCTGCAGCTCAACAACAAGCTCAAACCTCAATGGGTGATGCAATATCCAAAGGTTTAGCGTCGTCAATGCCTAAACTAGTTGAAGGAGCTATTGATAACCCTGAGGGTGTACAACAAGCTGCGGATATGATGCAACAAGGCGGAGCAGCGGTACCACAACAATAAGAGGAAATAAGTAGTGGAAGTATCTAAAGAGAATATAACACTAGACACACCAGTAGAAGACGTATCAGTCGATCTACCAGAACAGACTGAGAGTTTGAGAATTACAGCTGATGAAGCAGATGCTGGTTCTCCTGATGAACCTCAGTTTCAGATGCCAGATAAGTTCGAAGGTAAGTCAGCGGAAGACATCGCTAAGGCTTACATGGAACTCGAGAAGATGAAGAGTAAACCCGCTGAAGAGCCAGAGGTTCAACCAGAAGGTACAGAAGCAGAAGAAGAAGCAGCAGCAGCAGAACCCGAAGATAAACCAGAAGGTGAAATTCAGGATATCGATGTTTCTGAGCTAACGGTTGAGGGGTTTCAAGATCTATGGCAGCAACAGGGTGGACAACTAGCTGAGTCTCAATGGGATGCAGTTCAGAAGAAGACTGGTCTACCTATGGAGACACTTAAACAATGGGAAGCTTATGTAAAAGCTGACGTTGGTACAGCTATTCAAACCCATGACCAGAATGTTTACACTGAAGCTGGTGGAGAAGAAGCATATAATAAAATGCTAGATTGGGCTGAAGCTAACTATAATCAAGAACAGATTGAAGCACTGAATGCTCAACTAGACAACCCTCATTTCTATAAGGATGGGTTGAAGATACTTAAGTCTCAGTTTGAGGCTTCTGAAGGAAAAGAGCCTTCGGTTACTATGAAAAATAATGCTAGTCATGCGTTGGTTGGTGGTGACGAATTTCACTCAGATAATGAGATGTTCGCTGCTATGAACCATCCTGAGTACGGTAAAGGCGGTAAGTATGACCGCGAGTTTGACGCTAAGTCTATGCGTTGGATGCAACGTTCAGGACAGCTTAAATAGATTAGCTAAAGGGAGGGTCTTCGGGCCCTCTAAATTTCATAGTACCCCCTAAGAAGGAAGACTACTAGTTAAACTAAAAGTTAAACCAAGAGTATAGAGATTTGAACAACGCAAGCTCTAATAACCAAAGGTCACGTCCCTGAGGTTATTCGAATAACTTGACTGAGTGAATAACTCTTAATAGACACAATACGTTGAAACCAAAGGCCAAGGTTGACACTAAGTCTGATTATACTATTCATTTAACTTTAATTAAACTAGGAGTTTAGTCACATGGCTAACTTTAATGCAGACCGCTCAGGTCAAATCAACAGCGCAGGTGGTTCACTCGCTAATAACCGTGCGTTGTTCCTTAAGAAATTTGCTGGAGAAGTTCTACAGAAGCTTCCTCAGGTTATGGACACAAAAGGCCTAATTTGGGAAAAGACTTTACGTGAAGGTAAAGAGTATCAGTTCCCTTACACAGGTAAAATTGATCCTTCATACCACGTACCGGGTGTTGAGCTATTGGGTCAGTCAACTAACAATGCTGAAAGAGTAATCGCTCTTGACGACTTGATGGTTGTTGACAGATTTACACCAAAGATCGACAGATGGATGCAGCACTTTGATGACCGTGCAGCTTACGCCAAGCAAATGGGTGAAGCTCTAGGTATCACTATGGAAGAAAACATCTTCCTAGAAGCTGTACTAGGAGCTCGTGCTTCTTCTATCGTTACTGGAAACGGTGCAGATGGTCTTGTTATCACTAATGATAAATTTAAGAATACTGGTGCAGGTCCAGGTGCTGTAGATGATGTTGAGCTAATGAATGCTTACCGTGCTGCATGTCGTCAGGCTGCTCAAGCTTTCAAAGAGAAGAATGTTGAAGCTGGTAGAAAGAAAGTCCTATACGTTCGTTGGGAAGACTACTACGCAATGCTTTCAGCTGTAGAATCTAACGGATTCTCACTTTTCAACAAAGATTACCACTCTGGTAACTCTGAGTCTGGAATGCTTCCACCTCTATTCGGTATCGAAATTCGTGGTACCAATAACCTACCAAGCGCAGACCTATCAAGCATTGCTTCACCGCAAACAGCCTCTACTGGTAAACACTTCTACCATCAGGCTAACCTTGAAAAGACTCGTGGTGTAATCATCTGTCAGGATGCTGTTGCTACAGTTAAGGCTTCTGATATTTCTATCGAAGTAGATCCATACCAAGCCAGATACAAAGGTCAGTTAGTTACTGCTGATTACATGGCTGGACATGGCTTCTTGAGACCAGAATGTCTTGTAGAACTTGAGTTAGACACACTTACTAACTAAGTCATAATATTTTAATCGGGGATGACTCTTTTTTGGGTTGTCCCCTTTTTTTAGCTAGGATTTTAAAAATATGTATATACGTAAAAATGAGAAACAATTAGTAGCTTTAGATTCTGCAGAAGGCAAGAAGCTACACAAAGCTCACCTAAAAGCTCTAGCTGATGCTGAAGCTGCTAGTAAAGCTAAACGTGAAGCAGAGAGACTTGAAAAACAGTCGATTGCACTTGCTGAAGCTGAGGCGCTTATTAGAGAAGCAGCTGATGAGGCTGGTGTAGATATCATAGAGTTTTTAAAGGAAGATAAACCAAAAGCTAAGCGTCAGGTTAAACCAAAGGCTGAATAATAGAGGGAGGCCCTAAATGCCACAATCAAACACAGGACTAGGAAATAAAGTTACTGGTGATCTATTTTCAGCAACGGAATTTAATACCTTAAAAAACACTATAGATAACAACAGTACTGACGCAGAGTCTAGACTGACTGCAGCTGAGGCTAAACTGTTAGATAGTACAATAGTAGTGAAAACTGCATCACAACTGTCTGGAGTATTAGATTCAACCAAGGTATATGTCATTGATGGTATTATTGATATGGGGTCTCAGTCAATAGAAGTCCCAGCAGGAGGTCTTAGCTTACGTGGCACCTCTTTCGATGTATCACAATTGACTAGTTCAGCTACAAGCTACACAATGTTCACTTCACCTGTAGGTGGTTCAGGTAACTTAGTTATGTTAAACTTAGGTTTGACTGCTAGTGGGACCTCATCGTCTATTTTTGGTTTAACAGATGCTACTGGTTTTAATGCCTTAGAGATAAAAACTGTTAACTTTAATAGCTGTACCTCTCTAGGTTACATCGATGGTTATAGGCAGGTACTTGAAGAAGGTACAGGTAGATTCGGAGGAACACCTGAGTTAGAATTACGGAATCCTTGGGTAGGTGGTTACAGAATCACTACTTCTATAGTACGTGGTTTAAACAACATTACCTCTCTTTTCAAAGCAGGATCAGGCTTCACTATGGGTGGTCGCTTTATTACAGATATTAACTGTGATTTACCTGCGGTTGGTGCTTTGATCGACTTTGCGCCCTCAAATATCACTAATGACGAATCTCTGATACTTTCAGGATGCTACATCACTAGATCAGGCGTAATTGATACCTCAGACCCTAATCACTCGCCAAATATAGATCATACCTCAGTTAAGAGTCTTTGGTCTAATAATACAGGAATTACTGAGACAGTCAAGACAGGAAGACTATCAGTTACCGCTGAAGCTGCTACTACTATAAATACTATAAGTGTCTTTGAGGTTGTAGCAGGTACATTTACTTTGGGTCTTGAATCGCATTTTGATTCACCTAGTAATGGAGAGCTCAGACTACTTTCAGGCAATGGTTCTTATCAGATATCAGGTGATCTTGTAATAGAAGGTCCTCCAAACGAGGTGTTAGCTCTTAGGATAACTAAAAGTACTGATGGAGGAGTTACTTGGCCTACTGTTATAGGTACACTTAGAAGACAGGTTCTAAGCCTTGTAGGAGGACGTGACGTAGCTTTTGTACCAGTCAACGTTTTAACAAGTTTAGAAGCCAATGACAGATTGCGTCTTGAAGTAGCTAACGATACAACTACTGGTAATGTTACATTAGAGTTAGATTCATATATTATAGCAACAAGAGCTTAAGGAGTAGTATTATGCGTAGATTATTATTAACACTATTAGTACTACTTACACCTTCTTGTGTGACTAAGACAGTAGTGATTGAAATTAAGGGAGAAGATAACACCATTAACTTAATACAGAAAGGTTCAGACGGAAATACTTCCGAGCTGGAGATACCTTTCGTAGGAGGATAATGAGATGTTGGATTCACTTTATCAGATGGCAATTGAAGGTGGAGGCATTTGGTGCGTCCTCTGTATCTATCTAATTATATGCCAGAAGAGAAAATATGATGAACTAGAAGCTTGGGTAAAAGAAGAAGTTATTACAGCTATACGAGCTTCTACAGAAGTAATGAAAGACATAAAGGAGAGAATGGATGCCGATCGAAAGTAATGACTCGCTTACAACTCTCACTGCTCTAAACATTATGGCTTCATATATAGGTATACCACCTTTGAAGTCATTAAATGATTTAAGCACTGAGCCTGACTTCGTGTCTGCACAATTAGTATTAGATGATGTACGACAATCTATTCTTTCCCAAGGTCTACCATGTAATACAGACTATGAGTATGAGCTAAATGATGTAACTGATATTGATGGTTTTGTAGAAGTACCAGCAGGAGCACTTATATGTGATCCTATTGATGATGGATTAGTAGAGAGAGATGGATTAATATATGATACAGAAGCTCAAGAATTTAGTACAAAAGCTGGACTTACAGCTGATGTCACTTGGAACTGGGATTTCGACTCATTACCATTATTGGTTAAGAAGTATATTGTAATTCAAGCTAGTAGAGCATACGTTGCCCGTGTTAAGGGTGATGTTGAAGCTACACAGCTTTCTATACCAGATGAACGAAGAGTTAAACAGGAGTTTCAACGTTATGTTTACCACTTAGGTGATGTATCTGTCCTATACGGAGAAGTACCATACCTAATGGCTAGAGCAGGACGTAATAACTACCGCCACACTAATAGGTATTAATTATGCCAAAATTTAAATCAACTGAGGCCTCCTTATATAATGGTATCTCACAGCAAAGCCCCGAGCTTAGGCTACCATCGCAGGTCACTGATGCAGTTAATGCAAATATGACATTATCTAGAGGGGTGGAAATGAGACCTCCTGCTGAGGTTATCGCTGAAGAGTCAGGATCTTTCTCAGCTGATTCCTTGGTACATGCTATTAATAATACTGCAGATGCTTCTTATATACTAGTTATAGCAGGAGATGCATCGACCTTAGACAATAAGATTTACGATACTAATGGTGATGAATTTCCTATAGTATTTCAAGATGCAGCAGCTCAAGCTTATCTCGAGACTGTAGATGCTTCTAGTAATTTTATACCATCAGAAGCTTTACAGTTATCATCTATCTTAGATTATACGTTTGTATGTAATAAGAATGTCACACCAGCTATGACAGCCAACATAAAACCAGATATAAATGTTGACACAGGATACATTTGGGTTAAGAATGGTGTTCAGCAGGTAGTACGTACTATTAACGTGGGCGGTAACTCTATAACGGACCCTAAGGATTCTAATAATGATACAGAGCGTGTTATAGATCACTTTATAGCTAACGCTCCTTCAGGGTATACCATAACTGAGATATCTAAAGCTGTAATAAAGATAGTTAAGAATGATGGTACTTCTTTTACATTAACAGCTACTGACTCTTATGCAGATACCACAATGGCTGCTTGTCAACCTTCAGGATGTAAGATTGAGGATTTACCTCCAGTTGCAGCTGATGGTGAGATAGTTCGTATTGTCATTGAGGATAATAATGATGTAGAGTACTTCTTAGAATACGATGAAGATACTAAGAGTTGGTCAGAGGTAACAGCACCCGGGGAAGCCTTTGAGATAGATGCTAATACTATGCCTCATGCGTTTGTTAGAAAACAAGATGATGCTTCTGGTACAGCAACAGGTACACCTGATCAAATCTACTTTGAGTTAGAGAGATTAGAATGGGCAGATAGAACAACAGGTAGTAATGATTCAAGCCCTCTACCATCCTTTATCGGTAAACCAATTAGAGACGCTTTCTTCTTCAAGAATCGTTTAGGTTTTATTGCTGGAGATGGTGTTGTCTTATCCGCTACCGATGATATATTTAGGTTCTTTCCTAATACCATTAAAGAGGTGTTAGATGATGACCCTATTGATACACCAGTTAGCTCTAGTCGCAACGTAACGCTACAGCATGTAGCTCCATTCCCTGAGAGCTTAATAATTGTAGGTGATAACGAACAGTTTACACTTGGTTCAGGAGGAAAAGCTTTTACCCCAGAGAATGCGGTATTAGACCCGACTACAGCTTATTCAGCTGATCCTAATGTTCCACCAGTGGCTGTAGGTTCTACATTATACTTTGTAGCACCTCAATCAAGTTATGCAGCTATTCGAGAGTATAGCGTTCAGCCTGATACATTGGTGACAGATGCAGCTGATATTACAGCACATGTACCAAGATTAATTTCTAATACCTTAAAACAGCTTATATCTGAAAATAATCTCGAGTACTTATTCTTGATTAATAATGAAGATTATAGTTCTGAAGGTAATGAACTAATAGTTTATAAATTTTATTGGCAAGGTAATGAGAAGGTACAGTCAGCATGGCTTAAGTGGAACTTCTGGTTCAACCCTTTGGGAGGCACAACGTTAAACGGGAAGCTATACCTAATAGGAACAGAGTTCATCGCAGGTTCACCCAATACTGTACTTGTGGAGATAAACCTGTCGGATAGAGCCCCAGTGGTTCTCGGTGCAGAGACTACTCCATACAAATCGACAAGACCTTATATTGACCGACAGGTTACACTAAATGGTACACCAGATGAACAAGAGAATACCATAGTGATCCCTGTCACAGCAGAGCAATATGCATACCCTGAGATAGATGACGCTACACCCGTTGTAGTAGATCGTATTACAGGTGTGGCATACACGTTTATTTCCAGATATCAACAAGGTGGTAACTACTACCTCGTGCTAGGTAAGCCTGATTATTTAACAGGTGTAGACCTAACGTTCGATGATACAATACTTGGTAGTTATACTTTAGGCGGAGTCCCAGCAACAACGATTGATGAGGCATTCCCATATACACTACCTGCAACATTAACATAAAAAGGATAAAACAACTATGTTAAGAACTTCAAACAATGTAAAGCTTATTATAGCTTCAACTGTTTCTAGTATTGATACCACTGTCAATGTAGTGTCAGCTGTTGGTTTACCTGATGTTTCAGATCCTGCTGATTGGACTATAGTTACTCTAGTTAGGAATTCTGACGAACGTTATGAGATCGTTAGGGTTAATGAGATAACAGGTAACGTCCTAACAGTTGTTAGAGCACAAGAGAGTACTACAGCTCTAGACTTATCTAGTGGAGACTCTGTTAGAAACTACTTCACAGCTGGTATGTTTGATCAGTTCTCTTTTGAGGCAGATGCAGCTGAAGCCAGTGAAGCAGCAGCAGCAGCTAGTGCAGCCGCAGCTTTAGCATCAGAGAATGCAGCTAGTACTTCAGAGACTAATGCAGCAACTTCAGAAACCAATGCAGCTACTAGCGCATCTAATGCAGCTACTAGTGAAACCAATGCAGCAGCTAGTGAGTCAGCAGCTTCAACATCAGCAACTAATGCATCTAATAGTGCAGCAGCAGCCTCTGTATCAGAAACCAATGCAGCAGCTAGTGCAGCAGCAGCAGCAGCTGACGCTAATAACACCTTACAGACTACAAGTGCTACGGTAGATAATACCCTCATGAAAGCTGATGGTGTAGATAAAGACATGCAGAACACTGGTATTGTGGTGGATGACTCTGATCGCGTTGAGGGTATCTTGTCCCTAGGGTTAGACGAGGAAGCTTCTACACCAAGTACTCCTGCTACAGGTAAACATAAGCTATACTTCAAGACTGACAACAAGCTATACTCCTTGGATGACGCTGGGTTAGAACAAGAGGTTGGAGCTGGTCAAGGCGGAGACATCTTCGGTGAAACTACTGAATATACACATGCAGACACTGAGACCATCTTAGCTTCCGAGTGGGACGAGAGTGGTTCAGGTGCAGGGTCATGTAGTGTTACCAATAAGTACTCAGCAGCGACTGATGGTACTGTAAACATTACGGACTCCACGAATTTAACTGCTGGCGACAAGTGTATACTAAAGGTGACTGGTGCTGGTAGATGTACGTGGACTTTCACGAATTCTTCGGATAAATTCAACTACAATAGTAATATAACTGAACTACATCAGAGTGCTGGTGACACTAAGATTACTGTGATTTATGTAGGCGGTAATGACTTCGAGGTGCAGTAAATGAATATACCTCATAAGTTCGCAACGTGTTTACCTCAGAGGCCTATCTATTATAAGACGTTTACAGGTAGGAACTTTAATACAAGCCCATTGACTCTATCTAATCTGGACGGTAATTCTTATGATTATACTTTAATGGTTTTTGGTCTTGGTGTATCTGATGCTGATGTCGATTTATCTTTACAATTTAATGGTGATACTGGCTTAAATTACAGGCGTTATAGAATGGTAGGCTCAGGAGCTTCGGCGAGCGCAAGTGCTGGAGACTCAGAGGATTCTATCGTTTTAAACGAGATGAGGCGTTCAGCTTACCCAACTCTAGCAATCATTAAAATCACAGGCGATTCAAGTGATGAAAGATATGTGGATGCATTATCCAGCGGTACTACTAACTCAAATACAAGGATTGGTAAATATAGCTTTTATTGGAAAGATACATTAGATAATTTAGATGAGATTACTGTAAGAGGTGAATTCTCTGGATTAAGTGACGCAACCATAGCCCTCTTCGCCACACCTAAAGGTATTAACACTGAAAACTGGGAGTTGGTTGAAGAAGCTAATATAACTGGCAATATTTCAAATTCAGGCACACCATATCAGTTTTCTGGATTGGATTTATATGCAGCAGGGCAGTATAAGCTGGTTATTGAAGATATGAATACTCCGGGTGGTGTTTTATTCTTACGTGCAAACAATGTAACTTCTGCTTCAGCTTACACTAATCAAAGACTTGTAAATAATGCTGGAACTATTCAGGCCAGTAATGCAACTGAAACAAGAATCTACCCTTATGCTGCAAATGGAAATAAAAATATTGAGTTGGTTTTTTCAGGTGAAACAGGCAGCAAAAGACTCGTTCAAATTTCAGGTAGCAGAATCACAAATACAAATGTTCGACAACAAACAGAGTGTGCAACATGGATAAATGACACAGTTTCAAATATCACATCGATTGAGGTTGAATCCAGCTCACCTACTGCTGTTGATGGCACAGCTAGACTATACAAAAAGA